GGTGATCTCAAACATGGTGGGTGTGGGTGTCTTTGCGGGGGTTGCGGGGTGTGCCCGTGCCCGGCGGACGCTCCCCCGCAAAGAGGAGACGCCCGCCGAGTCGGTGCTCAAGGTGGCTCGTCGAGTTCAGCCTGGCGCCGATCAGACGGCCAGGTCTTCGATGATGCCCACGCCGGCTGAGTTGGTGGTCAGCTCCAGCATGATGGTGGCCGAGGTCACGCTGTCGACGCTGCCGACGTTGACCTTGAACGACATGACCTTGGCCTGGAAGAAGTAGTCGTCGCCGTTCTGGGTGGTGATCTTGAACGAGTAGTCGCTGTCGGACTGGCTGGCGGTCTTGGCCAGGATCTGGCCGGCGTCGTCGGTGTCCAAGCCGAGCTGCATGGTGATGCTGCCTTCGTTGAACGAGCCCTTGAGCTTGACCGTGCCACGCGAGCCGATGGGGTTGTGCGTGATGAGGTTGTACTCGCGGCCGAACTCGCCCAGGTCAGTGACCTCGCCGACGGCTGTGAACGTGAGCGCCGTGTAGCCGGCGACGTTGAAGGTGGCGGGGATGCCGGCCGACAGATGGATGGTGGTGCCGGCGGAAGAACGTACGGTCATGGTGGACTCCTAAACTGGAAGTGAGATGTCAGGTGCGGTTCAGCAGCAGCTCAAGCGTGCAAACGCCCGTGCCGTCGTGCTTGGCGTTGGCCACGCGGTAGTTGCCCGCCGCGGAGCCGGTGGAGACGGTAAAGGTCTTGCCCTCGGGCGCAGCGGGCACGCTGGCTGAGGGCAGCAGAAACGTGGGCGAGGTGCCGGCCGTGCCGAAGCCGGCCAGCGGTGCGTCGTCGAAACCTGCGTCGAAGATCCCCTGCACCGCAGCGCCATCGAGGGTGGCCCCGATGGCAAAGCCTGCGGTGTTGAAGAACGGGCTCAGGTCTTCGGTGAACACAGCTGGCCTCGCCCTCTGCTTTAGGCCGTGATCGCGTCCACCATGGTGGCAAAGGACTCGGCGTGGCGGATGGCCACGTCCACGTCCTGCAGGGCCACCACGCGCACGGTGCCGGAGGTGCTGTTGGTGTACGGGTCCACCATCAGGTCCAGCGTGCCCCACATACCGATCAGCAGGTCGGCAAAGTTGCCGAAGACGATGGCCGACAGGTTGGTGCCCGTGCCCTTGGTCAGGTTGGACGGCACGGCGTTGGTGACTGCGGCGCGGTAGCCGTTCAGCGGCGTGTCGCCACCTTCCCACACAAAGCCGTTCTGGCCCGACACCTTGGACGTGCCCTTGAGTTTGCCGCGCACCTTGGCGTTGGTGAGGTAGCTGAGCGTGCCCACATCGGCGTTGGCCACGGACACGTCCGTCTCCAGCTCGACGATGTTGGACCAGGTGGGCGCAGCGCCGTCGGTGCCGCCGGCCACGCTCGGGGTGATGAGCGTGAGCAGGCCGCTGGGCTGGTTGCTCAGGCCCGTGCCGTTGATGGCGGCTTGCTGGATGGCCAGGCCCAGCACGGTGGCCAGGTCTTGCTGCACCAGGGCTTCCACGTCCAGGCTGGACTGCAGCAGCAGCTTGCGGCTGATGTCGGTGAAGGCGCCCACCGTCTTCGGGCTCATGGTGACCTGGTCGAAGGTCTGCGAGCTTTCCGTGGGAGCGCCAGACTCGGCCACCCAGTAGGCGGTGCCAGCACCGCTGTGGCGCGGAATGGCGATGTTGCCGTTCAGGCCCGTCAGCATGCGCGTGCCCATGCCCATGATGACCATGGCGTTGCGCAGCAGGCTGATGAAGTCGCCGGCCAGCAGGTCGGTGGCCACCAGGTTGCCGCCAGCCGATGCCGTGCCCACCACCAGGTCGCGCTTTTGCACGTCGTGCGGGACGAAGAAGCCGCGGGCGGCCTTGCCGAGCTTGCTGCTCACGGCGTCAGAGCACTCGCGCTCGAAAGCGGCGGCGCGCTGCGCGGCGGCGTCAGACGGGTTGGCCAGCGCGTTCAGGGCGCGCATCAAGCTGTAGCGCTTGACTTCGGTCTTGGTCATGCCCACGTCAGCCGTGCGGACAGGCGCGGTGGTGAGCTTGGCGATGGCCTCAGCCTGGAACTGCTCGGTGGTCAGGCCGCGCTGGATGGCGTCCATGGCCATCTCGGCGCCGCCGGACAGGCCGCGGGCGATCTTGGAAATTTCTACGGCGTGGTTGCGCGCGTCAACGGTGACATCAGACACGATGTTGTGCTCCTTCGAGGATGGGGTTTTAGGTTCAGTGGCGGCTGCCGTTGCGGCGGCCGGGGGGTCTGCATCGGGGCCTGACTCCAGGGTGGAATCCAGGCTGCGGCCGACGCCGACCGTGGGGTCAGCTGGCACGGACACCAGCGACACCTCGAAGGGCTCCCAGTCGTTGACGCGGTAGGTTTCCACACCGTCCCGCTCCTCGACCAGTTGCGCCTTGTGGATCATGTAGCCCACGCTCACGTTGCGGCGGATGCCGTCACGGACGTCGGTCCACACTTCCTCTGCGCGTGCACTCCTCCCGAAGCGCACGGTGGCACGGGCTACGCGGTCCGCGCCCACCTCGACAGATTCGATGACGCCGACCACGTCACGGGAGTCGTGGTCG